ATACTACGCACAAGATACAATACGAGGCACTGAAACGGGGAGTAAAAGGTTTAAAGCTATTGACGAAGCCATAGCCAATGAGAAAGCATTAGAGAGTGCAGGGGATATGTTAGATGATACGAAAGATATGATATGGGATATAATGCAAGTAGCACTTGATAAAAACCACTACATTACCAAGCAAGAAGAATTAGAAGAAATACTTTTAGATTGCAAAATACCTGAATTAGTTGCGTCTGCCTGCCAAATAGTCCTCGCCAAGCAGATACTAAAGGTTGAGATACTCAAAGTGGCTAATAATGAAAAATACTGGAGAGCGAGATATAAGAAACTCAAAGAGCAACAGCTTACGGAAGATGAGATAGTAGAGATATTATTAAAACAAGAATGTGGACTGAATTGGTATTCAATAGATGATGAAGAAAAGGAATTGCGGAGGAGGGTTTCAGAAAAAGCCAAAGCAATAATCAAAGCAAGAGAGGCTAAGATAAAGGAGATTGAGAATGAAAATTAAAATAGTAAACACAAGATATAATGACTCTTTGATTATTGAAGAACCTACTATTGAAGAGGTAAGAATATCTGCAAAAAATGAGTGGGAGAAAAGAGGTTGGAAAGAGCCTGATATGTATAGCGAGGTTGTAAAATGAATAATATAGATAAACTACAAAAAAGCATAAATCAGTTAGAGGAAATAGTTAGCAATCTTGTGGAAGAAAGAAATGCACTCCAAGCAGAAAACAAGAAACTCAAAGAGCAACAGCTTACGGAAGGAGAAATAAGGAAGATAGAAAATAATTTACTGTATAATTTTCCGCAGAGAAGTTATACCAATAGTATGATTATTGCATATCAATACGGATTAAATAAGTTAGCCAAAGCAATAATAAAAGCAAGAGAGGAGAAGATAAAACCCCCTGAACCGCCAAAAGGAAGACTTATAAAAGATGGAAAGATAGAGAAAGGTAGGTAGGATTATGACAGACGAACAGAAAGAAAATATTGATGGTATGTCGCAATATGTGCTTTGCCGCGTATGGAGATTTGCCAAAGCCGGTGATCCACTTTTTCAAGGCGATACAGGAGATTATTTTTCTAAAGTATTAAAAGAAAAGGGCGGGTTCACACCTGAGATCTCAAAGTCTTTAGGTTTTTAAAAGTTAAAGGACATATAAACATGGCAGAAGAAAAACTTAAAGCTGAACTGAGGCACGTTGGCAAGCATTTTGAGTTAAAAGAGTTTTTTCAGGATCTTAAAGTTATTAAGCCTGAGAAGCCTGTTGGTTTTGTAGAGTGGGTACAAAAGTATACTTTCCTTAAAGGTAAGCCATTTTCATTTGATAAGCATGAGTATCAAAAGGAAATATTAGCAGATACTCATCCATTGCAGTGCATTAAGAAATCCGTACAGCTTGGTGTATCCGAAACGCTGATTAGGAAATTTCTAGCGTTTATGGCAATGAACCAGGGAACCCAGGGGATATATACCTTTCCAACTTCCGAGGATATGAGGAACTTTGTTAAGACAAGGTTTGACGCGGTGATTAAAGACTGTGCCAAAATAGAAGAGCTGGGATTTAATGTTGACAATGTTAAGGTGAAACAGATTGGAACAAGCTATGCCCATTTTAGAGGAAGCTTCGGCGAAAAAGAAACATTGTCTATTCCTAGTGATTTTAACGTACATGATGAAATTGACTTTAGTAAGCCAAATATACAAAACCTCTATCGGTCAAGATTAGAACATTCCGCTTTTAAATGGGAAATTAATTGTTCTACCCCGACCATTCCGCAATACGCCATAGATGAGATGTTTGAGGAAAGTGACCAGCGCTATTGGCATGTGCGATGTAATGCTTGCAATTTTTGGCAAGTTATGACATGGTTGCCGGAAAAAGGTAAAGTAGATCAGAACAGTATCAGGATAAAAGGAAATTTGTCCGCGCATATAGATAAATTTAACCAGAAGTTAGAATATATCTTTGTATGTAAAAAGTGCAATAAGCCCATATACTATAATCCGGATACCGTAAAGATGGAATGGATAACGAAACATCCAGACAGGACAATATCTAGAGGTTATTTCTTAAACGCTCTTGTGGGATGGGGATATAAGACCGCGGGCTCTATCATAGCTAGCTTTTATGGTTATAAAGAGATAGATAAGGCCTATAATCGAATTTTAGGCCTTGCTTATTCTGATCCCGGCAGAAAACTCTCAAGAGATAATATTCTTAAATGCGTAAACAAAGACATGGAGTTACAATTTGTAGGAAGAAATTGCTTCTTAGCAGCAGACCAGGGTTCGCCATCATGGGTTATTATTGGTGAATATGATAAAATAAAGGATAAAATTAAGGTTCTTTATTTTGAGAAAGTAGAAAATAATTTATTTGACCATGTTGGGAAGGGTGGTACGGTTGAGAAGGGCAGGATAAGTGAACTTATGGAAAAGTTTGATGTATTGTCTGCCGTAATAGATGCTCAGCCGAATACTGAGAGCGCTTATGCTTTTGCTAAACAACATCCAGGTAAGGTCTGGCTGTGTTTTTATTCAGATAAACAAATGGCTAAATATAATTGGAAGCCTGATGATTTTGTAGTAGTGGCCAACAGAACAAGGACACTAGATTATAGCGTGAAATACTGGCTTGATAAGAAAGTAGAAATTTTCCCCCAAGATAATTATAATTATGAAATATATGAAGTTTTAATAAAACATTTAACTTCAATGACTAAGGTTATTGATGAAAACGAAGACGGTACCAGAACAGCGCGGTGGACAGGCCCACAAGATACTCACTTTGCGCATGTTTGGAATTATTTATGTATGGCAACAGAGGCAGACAGCAATGTAGTTTCAAGAATAATTGACCCAAGCCTTTCAGGATTTAGTATGAATAAATAAAAATAATCAATAATTTTATAATAATACTTGACATAGTTAGAATAAAATGCTATATTTTAAGTAGATAAAATAATTATATTTTACTTAAAGGGACAATCCTAAACAATTAACAATAAACATGTTGATGTTTGGGATTTTTTTTATTATGGCAACTAAAGCAAAAAAGAGCCCAGCTAAAAGAGTTACGCGCAAGAGAAATTATGCCACTACTGCTGATAGGCGACTTCTTGCTGCCGGAAGACAAACGCGTTTTCCCGGGAGCAACTTTTTTTTAGGGAATAATTTTCTTTCAAGGCGCTATCAAGAAACCCACACAATAGACCTCACTCAATACGCGACCCTCACTGCGGATAAACTTTTAGATGTTCTTATAGATTCCAATCCGGATGTTTCCCAGGCCTTGTATAGTTTTTTAAGGATGTGCAATTCAGGATATACCATAAAGGTTACGGGTCTTGATGGGAAGGAAAATAAAACTGGACAGGACATTATAGATAAGTGGCTTAAGAAACTCAATTTTCAGCAGAACAACTATGGCTTTAAAGAAGATAGGTCTATAAATTCTTTAATAAATAAAGCACACATGGCTTTTTTCGTAAAAGGCGCCGCTAGTTTAGAAATAGCCTTCACTCAATCACTTGAACCATCTTTTATTGCGCCAGTCAATCCTACATCAATATATTTTAAAGAAAAGAACGATGAACTTGTCCCATATCAGAATCAGCCTACTGGCGATAGAAAAAAAGGGAAGTGGGAGGGCAATTATAAGGAGATTAATACGCCTAGCTTTTTCTATCAGCCGTTTGATGCAAGGCTTGACGATGTTTATGGAGTCTGCCCCATACTTCCCGCTCTGCAAATAATTTTTTTCCAAATGCAAATCTTACAGGATTTGCAACTCGTAGTTCATAAGGCAGGTATGCCCAGAGTAGATGTAGAATTATTGGAAGAGGTGTTGATTAAGAATGCGCCGCCGGCCATAAAAAATGATGCAAAGAAACTTACAGCATGGCTTAATGACAGAAAATCGGCGATAGAAACTGAATATACTAATATAAAGCCCGATGATGCCGCGATACATTTTGATTCTGTAAAACTTAAATATCTTGAAGCGCAGAAAGGCGTAGGTTCTTTTGACGCAAGAGCTTTGATAGAAGTGGTAGATGCGCAGGTTATAGCTTCCCTAAAGAGCCTTTCAACTTTAATGGGCAGGAAGACAGGGAGAACAGAAACATATGCTAGCGCGGAAGTATTGCTCTATATAAAAGGTGTTGAGGCCATACAGCAGATAAGCGGGCAACTGATGTCTAGGGCGCTGACTTTTAGCCTTAATATGTTTGGCCAGCAGGGATATGTGGCTTTTGAATACTTGCCAAT